GTGCTACAATGCTACCAGGTGATGAAAGAAATGAATACGGCTTATTAGCCGCATATAGTTATTTAGGAATTGCAAACAGAGCCTACGTAGTTAGAGCTGGAGTAGATCTAGCAGAACTTACAGGTTCAACAGTAGTACCTACATCAAACCCAGCTAATGGAACATATTGGTTGGATACAGCATCTACTGATTGGGGAATTTATGAATCAGCTGGTGCAAATGCAACAAGTTGGTCAAAAGTTTCACCAACAGTATTATTAGATTCACCAAGTGCATCAGCAACATCAAATGTTGGAGCAGATGGTTATCCAAAAGCCACTTATGGAGCAAATGGCGATTACGTAGTTGTAGCTTCAACTACACCAGCTAGATTGTTTGAAAAAATTAGTGGTGTTTGGTATCAAGTAGGAGGAACTGCCGCGGCAGGTGGTTCTTGGGCTACAGATAAATCAGGATCAGTTGATACACACATACAACCAGGAACAGGTGTAGCACCAACAGCCGGTGCGGCAGGTTCAATTTGGTTGAAATCAACAGCAGTTGGTTCAGGTGCAAACGTAGTTGTTAAATATTGGACAGGTTCAACATCAACTTGGTCAACATTATCATCACCATTACACGCAGATGATGACAATGCAATTGGTACAGCAACAGCGGCAGGTAGCTTATATACATTGTTTGATGATGAAGATGATGCAAACTGGGACAAAACAGATATCGGTAATGCATCAGTAACACAAAAAGCAAACAACGCCACTCCAGAGATACAATGGACAATTAGAAAAAGAGCAACAGGTACTGAAACAACTGTTACAGGTACAGCTAATATGGCTGATGGTGTCGACTGGTACACAAAAGCTGGTGGTGACACTCACGTTAAAGTAAAAATTAACGGAGTTGAAGTAGAATGTGCTACAGCCGGTGCGGCAGGTACAACAGTTAAAATATCAGAAGTAGTTGCGGCAATTAACGGTAATGGTACATTATCGGCGGACGGTATTGTTGCATCAATTGATGCATCTTCTGGAACAAAAGAATATTTAAAATTAACTAGAACAAATGGTAAAGCAATTTGGGTTGAAGATTCAAGTGCGGCAGGTGGTAATAAATCAGAAACTACTACAGCTGAATTAGGCTTTACAGACAATATGGGAACAGGTGCAACTTCATGGTACATGACGTCTTTATGGTCAGATTTATCATATGAAGCATCAGCTTCAGCACCAACATCATCACCAACAGATGGTACATATTGGTATGACACTAACATTACAGCAGACTTATACATTGCTGAAAATGATGGTGGTACAATGAAATGGCACGCATACGCAAACAGTAAAAATACATTTACAGCAGGTTCAGTTGTTTCTGGCGGCATCAAAGACTTGCAAATGGTATCTACAGCACCAACTGTACAATCAGATGGTACTGCATTAGAAGACGGTGATATTTGGGTTGATTCAAATGAATTAGAAGCATATCCAAAAATTTACAAATGGGGTTCTTCAAAATGGAACGCAATAGATACTACAGACCAAAACTCAGCGGCAGGTATTGTTTTCGCAGATGCGGCTGGTGATCCAGCAGGTACAACAGACGCGGCAGTAGGTTGGGGAACAGCATACGCATCATTTGATGCAGATGCTCCAGATCCATCGGCTTACCCAGCAGGTATATTATTGTGGAATACTAGAACATCAGGTTATGCTACAAGAAAATACAATAGCTCATATACTGCACCTAACGGTACGGCAATGGGAGCTACTTGGACTAACGCGGCAGGTAATAAAGCAGATGGTTCACCATTCATGGGTAGAAAATCACAAAGAAAAGTTGTAGTAACAGCTCTTCAAAGTGCATTTAGCTCAAATGATGAAATCAGAGCTGAATCAAGAAACTTTAACTTGATTGCTTGTCCTGGTTACGCAGAAACATATGATGAAATGATTGCTCTAAATACAGCGAAAAAAGAAACAGCATTTATTGTTGTTGACGCTCCGTTTAGATTAAAAACAGTATCAGATGTTGCTAACTGGATGAATAATACAGCTAACACAACTGAAAACGGTGAAGACGGTTTAGTATCAGCATCAACATATTCAGGTGTTTACTATCCATCAGCACTTACAACTGATTTAGCAGGTAACAACGTTGTTGTTCCAGCTTCACACATAGCATTAAGAACAATTGCTTACAATGACCAGGCGGCATTCCAATGGTTTGCTCCAGCTGGTTACCAAAGAGGTTCGGTAACTAACGCAACTTCAGTAGGTTATATTGATTCAGATTCAGGTGAATATAATTCAGTTGTTTTAAGTTCAGGTTCTAGAGATACACTTTATACATCAAAAGTGAATCCAATTGCTTATATGCCAAATAGAGGTTTAGTAGTGTTTGGTCAAAAAACATTACACTCTACAGCATCAGCACTTGATAGAATTAACGTAGCTAGATTAATTTGTTACTTAAGATATCAATTTGATAACTTGGCTAAACCATTCTTGTTTGAATTAAATGACAGAATGACAAGAGATCAAGTAACTGATACTTTTGAAAGATTCTTAGCTGATCTTTCTTCTAAGAGAGCATTATATGACTTCCTAGTTGTTTGTGATGAAACAAATAACACAGGTACACGTATTGATGCAAATCAATTATGGGTAGATGTAGCAATTCAACCAGCAAAAGCGGCTGAATTTATTTACATTCCGATCAGAATAAAGAACACAGGTGAGTCTTTAAGCTACACTTAATAGTTAAAATACATTATAAAAGGCTACTATAGAGATATAGTAGCCTTTTTTTTACCCTTTAACTCCAAACTTTTTCCTAAATTTTCCTATATTAGCATAAATACTTGTAATACAAATTAGTTTGTAAGGAGAGATTACAATGGCTACATTAAATAAATTTGGCGTACCAATAGACGGTTCTACAGGTAGAGGTGGTATTTTACAACCTAAACTTAAATATCGTTTTAGAGTACGTTTTACAGGTTTTGGTAACCTTGGTGCTAATCCTATTGATTTAACTCAACAAGTGATGAACATTACAAGACCAAAAGTAACACACGAAGAAGTACCTGTTCACGTGTATAACTCAGTAGCATACCTAATGGGTAAACATACATGGGAACCAATCACAATTACTTTACGTGATGACATCAATAACAGTATTTCAAGATTAACTGGTCAACAAGTTCAAAAGCAAATGAACCACTTTGAACAAACTGGTCCAATTAGTGGTGGACAATATAAGTTCACTTCAAAAGTTGAAATATTAGATGGTACTAACGATGCTGAATTAGAGCAATGGAATCTAGAAGGTTGTTTCCTACAGAACGTTGACTATTCAGATGGTGACTATGCAGTTTCTGAACCTGTACAAGTTATTATGACCATGAGATATGATAATGCTACACACTTTGGTGCGGGTGGTAATGAAATATTCCCACAATTCCCACTAACGTTTCCTGGCAACTCATCAATTGGTTAATAGTATAACTTTAGTATAGGAGAGATTAGCAATGCCAGAAATTACACCGGAACACGCGAAGTTGATTCATGCGAAATATAGTAAAAGCAAGACAACTTCCGTGGACCAACCTAATCCACATGATGATGGTTATGAAAAGTATGTTAATCCGAATGAGGAGACTACTAACGCCGCGGCTAAAGTACAAAAGGACGAAGCCAAAGAAGCTCAGGTTCAAGAGCCTGGTGCAGAGTCTAATTTTAGAACTGGTAATAATAGACGTGAGTCTGATTCATTTGATCCAAATGTTAGAGGTCCATCAAGAGCTCAAGAACAATTTAGTTTAAGACAGTCACCAACTGGATTCATGTCTGGATTGGCTAGACAAAAATTTCAATATGTTGCAACATTTAGATTTTCAAGTGATGATACTTTTGATCAAATATTTAAAACGGCAATTGATGCTCAAGTTGAAACAAATAGTGCTCAGGATCAATATAATGGTCCAGATGCTGGTTGGTATGATCCAAACTCAGAAGCATTTAAAAATGGTTTAAAAATTATACGTCAAAATGTTATTAGAAATTTAAGAAAAGATTTAATTTGGAATATTAAAAATATAGATGGCCCTAAAGTAAATTTACAATTAGATGTTTTAAATCAATATAATAGAAAAAGAAATGTTTATAGAACTAGACAATATGATCCAATTAATGTAACATTTTATGATACAATGAATAGTACTGCAATGAACTTGTGGAGATATTTGTATGAATATTATGCAATAGATGGAAGAAATAAAAGTAAGGAATATAATAGTACTAGTGGTAAGCATGGAAAAAGATCTCCATATGGAAATACAACGTTGGCGTCAAAAGAAAAGTTTATGGAAGAACACAATTATGGTTTGTCAAACAGTTTTCTTAATGATGATTATTTAATTAAAAGTTTAGATTTATTTTTAATTCATGGACAAAAATATACATTAATAAGATTTGTACATCCTAAAATTACAGGAATGGATCATGATATATTTACATATGAAGGTGGAGGACCAGTTGAGTTAAGAATGCAATTTGCATATGAAACAGTTTTATATGAAACAGTAAATCATCCATTTGATGATCAAAAAGATATGAATGTTGATTTAAAAGATTTATTTAGAACAGTAACTATGCCAGATACACCAACAGTTGACACTAGAGCAGGTTCAACAGGTGGTGGTGAAGGATCACTTAAAGATGATTCATACTTAACAAAAATGACTGGAGATATGAATCTTCAAGATACGTTAAAAGAAAAAGCATCTGGTACTGGAACAAATTATATGACAGCAAATCAAAGAGGCGATGCTAATATTATTAATAAGAAATCAAATGGAGTATTAACTAGCATATTAGGTGGTACACCTATTACTGATGGTATAAGTGCAATTTCAAAAGAAGTTTATAATGCAACAAAAGGTGCAGTTTCAAGTTTTGGTAAAGGTTCTGGAACTTCAGGAAATATGTTTTCTAATTGGCCAAATAGTGGTGGAAAGTACAATGAAAATTCATCAAACTATATTGGTAAAAAAAGCAAAATTAATATAGATTCAAAAAATAGAATAATAAAAAATAAAAATGGAAACGTAACAAGAGGAAATGTAATAACATAATGGCACAAGATAGTACAAACATAATTGCAAGAGTAGGTGGTGAATCAAAAGTTACTACACTATTTGGTAATATTGTTAATTCATTACGCAATAGTAATAGTTCTGCACAAGACGTTACAACAAAAATATTAAACCAATACGGTGGTGAAGTAAGACAAATAAGTCCTGCAAAATATGATTACATATATGGTATATTTCAAAAAGAAACTGAATCTGAGCAATTAGCAAAAGCATATACTTTATTAACAATAGATTCTGTTAAAACTTTAGGTATTACTGTTGATGAATTATTTAAGAGTGTAGAAAATCCAATTGAGTTTACTAATTTAGGATTAACATTGTTAAATCATTATAGACCATTAACAAGTCAAGTAGGTAAAACAGTAACAATTTCACAATCTCCTGATCATATATCAAGAATGATATCATACTAACGTACCAATAAATACTAATATGACAACAAATGTAAACTGGCAGATTAGTAGTTCTGTGCATATTCATCCTGACGAAATAGTAAAAATTCAATTTGAGCCAACAAGTTATTGTAATTTAAGATGTCCAGGATGTTCAAGAACTGATGAGAATACAGGGTTAGTAAAAAAAGATGTAATAAAATATCAACAACATATTCCAATGTCATTAATTAAGCCTATATTTTCTAATTTACCAAATTTAAAAGAAGTTAAAATGGATGGTGATATAGGAGATGCAATGATGCATCCACATCTAGATAAAATTTGTGAAATGCTTATAGAAATGTATCCTAACGTTTATATTCAAATTAATACTAATGGAACTCCTGGGAAAGATAGTGTTTTTACAAAATTGTTAAGAATGAAAAATGTTATGTTTGTTTTAGGAATAGATGGATTAGAAGATACAAACCATTTACATCGTGTAGGAGCAAACTGGAAAATAATTAAAAGGCGTCTTGAGTTAATTAAAAACATTGCTCCAGATCATCATAAATGGAGATGGCTTGATTTTAAACATACTAGGCATCAGTTAGATGAAGCAACAGAGATGGCAAAATATTATCGATTAAACCATATTGAAATTGGTGCACCTTATTCAGATTCTGATAAAATGATGCAAAAAGTTATAAAAGAAAGACAAGAAGGTGTAAGAGACAGTAAAGGTCGAAAAAAAATTAACGAAAAAAAATTTACACGAGAATCTTATTCTAGTTATGATATCCATGCTAGTGATCCTGTTAAAGCTAAAAGATTAGCTAAAACGTTTTCAAAAAGAGATGAATGGTTTAGTTGTCCATGGCAGGGTGCAAAGTTAATGCAAGTTATGAGTAATGGTCAAGTTTGGCCTTGCTGTTGGTCATCACAAATGCAAATACGTGCAATGAAATATACAGCTAATGAAATAATTGATCCATATTTTTTAGAAAATAATGATAGATGGTTGCAGGTGGCTATGACTGATTGGTATAATAAAATAGGTGCTAATTATATAAAAGAAATAACAGTTACACCTAGTTATACTTTACGTGATGTATTATTAGGAAAGTCATACAGAAAATTAGCAATGCTTTTAAAACCACAAAAAGAAAAGTATAATTTAAGTTTTTGTAATATAATGTGTGGTCAATTAAATGAAAAGGATAGGAATTCAGCTAGAGGAGACAATCTTTCAGCTGGTGTTGGTTTAGGGGAAATAAAAACAATTTTTACAAAACAAAGAATTCGTAAATAGTGCATATATTGGTGTCTGTGTCCTATTTTAAGGTAGGCTACAATAAGGTTTAGAGGTTAAATAGTAGTGTTATGCCAAAGTTTCAATCAGGTAATTATACGTTAAAAAATCCAACAAAATATGTTGGCCAAACAGTTCCAAGATATCGTTCTGGGTGGGAATTTTCTTTTATGAAGTTTTGTGATGAACATCCTAATATAATTGCTTGGTCTAGTGAGCCAATTAAAATACCATATCGTAATCCTTTTACTGGAAAATGGACGGTATATGTTCCAGACTTTTTAGTAACATATCTTAATAGAAGAGGTAGACGTTTTAGTGAACTAATAGAAGTTAAACCACGTGCAGAAACAATTTTTGAAGCGGCTAAAAATGCAAAACATCGTGCCACTATTGTTCTTAATAGAGCTAAATGGAAAGCGGCAGGTGAATGGTCTAAAAGAAAAGGAATACGTTTTCGTATTTTAAATGAAGATTCTATATATAAAATGAAGCCAAAAGGTAGATAAATAATATACGTAGTTAATAGGTATTATAATATGACAAAAAAATTAGAAGAAGAATTCGATTTACCACCAATGGAAGAGGTAATTAGAAAAGCCAAGGAGAAAGCTGATGAGGAAACTATCGAAAAAACAGAAAATTCGAAAGATCAAAATGGACAAGAAGAAGTTCAGCAGGAAGTTAGTGAGCAAAGCGAAGAAAAAAGCGGAGAGAGTAGCGAAGGCAATTCACAGTCAATTATAAGAGCACTCTCAACAGCAGAAAAAATTGATAGAGCATTACCACAAGTAACAGGATTAGATTCAGAAGACATTGATATGGACACTTACTCAAATGAAGCAATGAAATCATATAAAGATTTAATGGATTTAGGAATGAATGTAGAAGTACGACATTCAGGTAAGCTATTTGAAGTAGCTTCAGCTATGCTTAAAAATGCTGTAGAAGCCAAAAACGCCAAATTGGAGAAGAAATTGCGTATGGTAGAATTACAATTAAAGAAGCAACGTATAGATCAAATGTCAGGAAATGACACAAATTCTGCAGATATTGTAGAAGGTGAAGGCTATATTGTTGGTGAAAGAAACCAATTATTAAAGCAAATTATAGACAAAGTACAAGATAATAGCAATAAAGACAAAAAGGATAAATAAAAATATAGGATATTATTATGAAAACATTTAAAGACTATCTTGCAGAAGCAGTAAAAGAGTACACGTTTAAAGTTAAAATTGCTGGTATTCTTGAAGATGAACATTTAAGCTCAATGGAAAGAGCTTTATCACGTTATAACGTAGTTAAAATGTCATCACCTAAAAAAACTATTATGCAAGAACACCCATTGGATTTTCCAGCAGATGTTACAAATACAGAAGTAACAATGTTTGAAGTAACAACTTCACTTCCGGTATCATATGATACTGTAGCAAGACAAATTTCTGATCATACAGGAATACCATTTAGTTCAGTTGTAGTAACACACGAAGGTATGCCTTTAGAGCAAGAACAAGCTAAAGAAATTGAAAAAGCAAAAGCTAAACCAGAAGATTATAAACCAGTTATGGGTCAAGTATATGATAAAAAAGAAGAAGCTGATACTAAAAATGTAGTACATGATGAAAAATCTAAAGTAAGTTTTTTAGCTAAATTAGAAAAAGCTAAAAAAGAACGTGCAAACGTTGAAGTAGTTACAGGCTTATCAGAAAGTAAAGAACCAGAAACATTAAGTCCGTCAACTACAATTACTACACCAACAAGTTATTTTGCAAAGGGGAAAAAATAATGTCAGATAAAATTAACGAAGATTTTGGTTTATCAAGATTATTATCATTAGCTGGTCTAAAACCAACTATTGTTGTTGTTCCAACTAAAGCAGTTGAACCAACAGATGAAGAGGTTGAAGATGAAGTTGAAACTGATGCTGAAATGAAACATTCAGATGCAAAAGTTGTAGACCCTAATGCATTTGTTCCTTCTAGAAAAACTACTAGAAAACTTAAATGGGTACCTTCTAAACAAGGTGACAATCCATTAGATGAAAAAGTAATCGACGAAAAAGCTACACAACTTCAAGACGAGTACGCAAAATTTAAAGCGGAGTAACTGTCATGGCTACTTTAGGAGCCACGATATTTCTTTTTTTACTTCTTAAGCATTGTGTAATTGATTTATACTTACAAAGTTTAATTTATTTTAAAACTAGAAAATCTGATTATCTTTCTTTACCGGCACAGTTCCATTATTTTGAACATGGTGTTGGTACCTTTATTGTATTAACATTTTTTATTCCATGGCCAATGGCACTATTTTTTGGAATGGTAGATCATTTATCACATTGGCATATTGATTATTCTAAATCAGTAGCACAAAAACATTTTGGTGTTGTTGCACCAGATAAAGGATATTGGTTCTTATCGTCAATTGATCAAGCACTACATTATTTTACATATTATCTAATTGTATTATTAATTACATAATAATATTAAATAATTGTATGCTTATTCGTGATCTAAGAATAACAACTATTAAAGTTTATTATTGGATGCCAGATTATATAAACATCCTACAATTATTCATGTGGCAATTTGATGACTTGCCACCACGTTTTCCAAAAGCACATAAGTTTTTAAATCATTGGCATAAAAATATAGATGCAATTATTAAAGACATTTATTTAGGCTATTCCGGAAAATATAGGCAAGTAGAATTTAATCCTATTGATGATATTTTTAATCTTCATTAAGTACGCATATAATTCTGATAAATATAATTATGTCAAGAAGTAAAGTATTAGAAGGCAATTTAATTAAAAAAGCATACGCCAAAACAAAGTATACAGCAAAGCAAATAAGAGAATTAAAAAGTTGTGCTAATACTGAAAACGGTTATATGTATTGGATGAAAAAGTATATGTGGATACAACATCCAACAAAAGGTCGTATGAAATTTAAACCATATAAGTTTCAAGAAGAATTATTAGAAGCATACAATGGTTATAGATTTAGTATTGCCATGTGTGCAAGGCAAACAGGTAAAACAACCTGTGCGGCCGGATATTTATTATGGTATGCAATGTTTCATCCTGATACTTTAATTTTAATTGCGGCACACAAATATCAAGGTGCCCAAGATATTATGCAACGTGTTAGATTTGCATATGAAGAATGTCCGGATTATATTAGATGTGGTGTTACAAGTTATAATAAAGGATCAATGGATTTTGATAATGGATCAAGAATTATAGCACAAACAACTACAGAAACAACAGGACGTGGTATGTCTATTTCAATGATATACATGGATGAGTTTGCGTTTGTTGAACCACAAAATAAAGCGAGAGAATTTTGGACTTCTTTATCTCCAACTTTGTCAACAGGTGGTAAATGTGTAATTACATCTACACCAAATAATGATGATGATTTATTTGCTCAACTTTGGCGTGGTGCAAACAAGTTACAAGATGAATATGGTAATCCTGCTGAAGTAGGACTTAATGGTTTTAAACCAACATTTGTCCATTGGAGTCAACATCCTGAACGTGATGAAACTTGGGCTAAAGAAGAAAGGCAAAGAATTGGTGAAGAAAGATTTAGACGTGAGCATGAATGTGAGTTTATTGCATTTGATG